TATGGTCAATCCGTTCCTATGTTTAGGACGTAACAGAAAAGAGGTCAACATGCATTGTCGAATTTGTGGAACTCATCGCACTGTCAACTACCGACGTGGCCCTCGCATGAACCTATGTGACGACTGCGCTTTGGGCACACCGCGAAAGGCTTCACGTCAAGGCTTCGACAAGGCATATTGGAGAGGAGAAGAGGACTGTGTACCTGAATCTATCAAAAAAGAATTTTATAACGACTACAAAGTTAGCACTTGTACAGTCGCAGAGTACATCGAGCAGACTTCTTCATGGCTCTATTGAGCTAGAACGATGGCGACAACGCCACACTTTTGAATTTACCAATTATATCAGGAGCTTAAAGCATAATGGCTTTTCTTTTTTTAGACGATAACGAGGCCGAGAGCCTTTTAGTTGCTGCCCGCGAGGGTCAAGCTGCAAAACTCGAACTCATTGAAAACATTGAGGAAAGTGATGATTACGACGTCACGGACCTTCGTCATTTCCAGGCGGAACATGCCCGCACGGCTCGACTCATCGACGAAATTGAAAAAAGATTAACTTTTTCCCTTGTCGATGCTCCATCCGTTCCTAAGTTTGGTGTGTAATAAACAACTCTTAATCTTTAGAGGCAAAAAATGATTGAAGGTAAGTTGAATTTTGAGGAACTACGTTCCGAATGGTGGGGAAGCAACCCGATAATTCTCTCCCGCGTCGATGACATTGGGCTAGTATGCTTATGGCAGACTTCCCGCTGCTTAGACGAAGCCCGAACGCGCTATGAAACCGCCGCCCGACGTCACCGCGCTGAGCAAGGTGAACGACACCGCGCCGTGCAATTCGATAGCATCGTGTCGCGTGTGAAAAAGCTAATCAAGGCCGGTGTAGGTCTAAAAACTGTTTCCGACATGCGTAAAGCTAACAAGACCGTCGCGGTTCAAGAGTTGAATGAATTTGCTAAGTCTTTAGTTTTTTCTGCTTGACCATCATAAATCCGTTCCTATGTTCTAGGTGTAACAAGAAACAACCGAAAAGGAGCCCGAACGTGGCTAGCCAACTCGACACTGTAATTACTTGGAAGCAAGCATGTGATATCTTTGAACGGGATTACTTGCCTCACGTCTTGCGTCATCACTATGATGGTTCACTTGATATGGTTGCCGCTTGGGAAGATTGGAATAACTGGACCGATTCCTTGTGCAAGGACGGTCAGATTTCCGACTGGCAGTATGCTAACTGGTCGCACCCGCCTTACTTGGAGAATGACTAAAATGAAAACGTTTTACGTTCCTGTTTTTCTAACACGCACCGCGATCGTCGAGGTCAAAGCGGATTCGTGGGATGACGCAATCGACAGCGTTGACAAAATGGCCTCAGAAGAGGCCAATAATCAAGCCTTACGAAAGGGTGAAGTTCATTGTGAGGTTGACACCGACGCAATCGAATCGGAGGACTTTTAAGATGAAACCGAACGACTACTTGATGAAAAAATGGTGCTTCGGATTTGGACGCTCAACGCAAGGCCGCGATGAAGCTAAAATGAACGCTTCCGGCGAGCTTCAGACTTTTCGGAGCTATCCAAAGTATAGAACGATTGTGTTTAGGGTTGATAAGGTCAGCAGAAAAGGGTCAGAATGGCATATTGAGGGCACACAATTTGCTTCTCTCACTGCCAAACCAAAGAAGTCCAAAATGGTCTTGACTGAAAAAAAAGGTCACTTGTACGCTCCCGGCCAAAAGCGCCCTTTCCTGCGTATCCAAGACCCTGGACTAGTAACGGATGAAGGCGTCCCACCGGTTGGTTCGCTCATTACAGTAGACAAAAAACACGCTATTGTGATGTCAGTTGAACGCAATCAGGTGACTGTTTTTGTCAATGGTAAGACTAAAACTATCACTTGCAAGCCTGGTGCTATACGATGGAACTCTGACAAGGTTCTAGCTCATGCAGTGGGCTCAAGCTGATGACTGCTTTGATTTTCTTGGCCTATGGCGTCACGGTCATAGGTGGTGCGTATCTTTTAGCTCGATATTATAACGGAGGTCCAAGTGACTGATATTGTTATTAAAAATGTTGATGTTCCCATGTTACGAGAACAACGTAACGCTGTCCTTAACGTCTTGCAAGACATTGACGATATAAAGTCATTCGCTCCTGATTTTTTTTGCCGCTTGATGACCCCGCGAATTGAACGCTTGGAGGGCCTTACCAATCTCCTCGATTCAATGCTAGACAACGCGGAGGGCTTCGGTGATTGACATAACGGTCATCGTTTGGCTTGGGCTAACCTTCGGAATTCATTGGGTTTTTGCGCGAGAAAAGAAAAAGGGTAATTATTACCTTTAGTTAGAAAAAAAAGCCGTTCCGAGAATTTTTTTTCACTTTACCCCTTGTCTAGGCGAATTTGGTGCTTATTATATAGGTGTAACAAGAAACTCAAACCCTAAGAGGTTCATAATGCTCATTGAAGGCGTTATAGTTTTAAGCATTCAGATAATTCTTAGCCTAGCCACGTGGCAGTTTCTTGCGAGGCCCTAAATGAAAATAGGTGACTTGGTAAAACTAAAGAAACCGACAACGCGAGACTTCAACGCAGTCTTTCTAGTTGTTGATACCATGATGTTCGACCTAGACCCGGCCAAATGGCTAAAACTAGACGGTCCAGAGTGTTTTGTTACCAGTGGATGGACCTATTCAGATGATTACGAGGTTGTAAGTGAAAGTAGGCGATAGAGTGAAATTGACCGGGTTGACGAAACACGGCAAGAATCGAGTGAGAGAGCAAGGCGATATGTGGACCGTCACGGCTATATCCGTGGCTCACATGTCGGGCTTTGCCCCACAGGGCACTATCATTGCGCTCATACGAGCGCATTCCGACCCCAACAAACATTGGCGTTGGGTCGAGGTTGAGAATGATAAAAACTTCCACGTCAGGGTTTTGGCTAACGATATCGAGGAGTTAGAGGGTGCGAAACCTTTTTCACACTAGCCTACGTGGGGCGAAAAAGTGTGTAAAACACTTCCCAAGTGCGAAACTCTTTTCGCACCTAATAGGTCAAAAATCGACCACCACCGCGAGCCCAAAGCTCCACAACCTAGTGAAATCACTAACAAATCAAAATAATTGCCCAAAATGGCAAAGTTGGCACGGAACATGCAATATATAAGGGTATGAAAACGAACTTTCGAGACATCTCAAAAAAAGTCAAAAAAAGTGCATTTTGTGGGAATAAAATAGCCCGCTAACTTGTTTTTATATATGAACCGTTCGCAACAACAAAAGCTCAGGAGCTTCAAACATGCTTAACTCAATCGCAACTCTCGCCGCTACCGTTCAAATTCTTACACGTGACGAACAAATTGCTCACGTCGTCGCTTTTCAGAAGACCGGCGACAAGCGAGCGATGGACGCGCTCATTCGCTCCAATATTCCGCTTGCCATCAAGGTCGCAAAAAAGCACGTTCGAAATACTGTTGACCTCGATGATTTGTTGATGGAGGCAGTAACCGGAATTATGCGAGCAGCAGAATCTTTTGATGCCTCTTGTGGCGCTTCTTTCACCACATACGCACGTCAGTGGATGAAGGCCAAATGTCAACAATACGTGCAAGAAAATTGCGGAACCATCCGAGTCGGTTCCCGTGTCGCTCGCAAGCTGTACGCTTCACTTCCTCGCCTTCGTCGTCAATTCGGTGCCGATGTCGATATTGCCACGATTGCGAAAGAGTTGGACCTTGACGCTGATTCTGTCGAGAAAGCACTTTCTTTGCTTGGAAAACGAGCAGCGAGCCTAAACGCTCCATTGAACTCCGAGGGCGCAACTGTTTCAAATACCGTTGCAGATGGTAAAATTCTTGCAGAGGAGAAAGTTATTCGTTCCGAGAATAGCCGGAACATCGCCGAGGTTATAAATATTTTTCAGAAAACACTCAAGAATGACCGAGACGTCAAAATTTTCACTCATCGAGTTGCTTCTGACTTATATGAGAATGATAAGATGACAACGGTTGAACTTGCTTCTGAGTTTAGTGTATCAAAACAGCGTATTGCTCAGATTGAAAAAGGAATGGTTCAGAAGCTACGCAAAGCATTACAAACGTGTGCAGTGGCTGCTGTAAACTAGGTTTGCAGTTGTTCTACCCAAAACATAGCCTTATAAGGTATTGAAAACATTAAGAATTGCTTAGGGTGACTATATTACGTGGTAATTAGTTTTTGCCTATGAATTCAATAGGATAGGAGAGAGATAGAAATGAAAGAGTATTAGAGAGATTAATCTAGTGTGTCAACCAACTATACGTCAACTTCCTTTACATGTGTAATTATTCACCACTTAGGGAAAACGCTCTACACACGGCGTTATTTTGCACATGTAAAGCCACTATACACTTAAAGGAGATGCTAAGTGTCTGATATCATTTACATTATTTTTATGGTCCTATGTTTTTGTTTTGGCATGGCCATCGGATGGATTGCCGGCTTGGACGGTTGGATTGCGAAAAAAGGCAAGATTAAAAAGGCTAAGGATTTCAAGGACTTAATTTAAGTTTTCCTTAGTAGGAGAAAGAAAGAGAGTGTAAAGAAACTAAACATGGCCGACATTATAGATTTTACAGAGCATTATATGCACCGTCTCATTGACCAGTATGCTAAAAAGAACGACGAGCAAATGGCATGGGCGCTAGCAGAGACGCTAGACAAGTATCTTATGGGCGAGATTGGAATATTTTTGATTGAAGGCGTACCGGTACCCTACATCGAGAAGCAATTGCCTGTAAAGAAGGTTGACAGTCCAGAAAATAAGGAGGAAGACGACAATTAACTTAACAGAAGTGTAGAAATATGCTACAATCTTTAAACATGTGTATTTTTTGCACATAGCTAAAAACGTAAAGCTACTGTACAGGTACCCCCCTCCCCCCCATACCGGAATCTATGCATAGTAACTATACGGTGCCTGGCTGGGCTAGATACGCTCACGACACACACAGAAATATTCCAGATTTTTGCAATGGTTAAGCCTAATTATTATATCGCCCAGAGGACATAGCTATATGAAGATCACAAAATTGCAACTTAAAAAAATTATCCAGGAAGAAATTGAGAATGTTTTAGAAGAAGGCGAATTAGATGAAGTCGCTCCGGCTGCAGTCGCTGCAATCAGAAAATTTCTAGGCAAGAAACGCACACCTCCTTCATGGGCGCAGCCAGGTACAACATTACAAGATTATGCAGCTGAATTACATGGGCAACTTAAAGCAAAGAATCGCCGGCGCCGTCGGTTAGTACCTAAAAAAATCGATGAATCAAATATTAGGGCCCTCGTCGAGAAAGTGTATGATGAAGTCTTGGCCGAAGAAGGTTGGTTCGAACCACATACTTGACCTGATAAATTGGCCTGGCCCGGCGGGTTAAAAAGTAATTTGCAACTTAAACGCAAAAAGAAAGCAAATAAGCAAAAAGATGAAATTGACGAGCAAACGGATGATAAGAAATTAACAGGCGTCCAAAAGATTCTCGCCAAGTCTAAGACAACCAGCGCACCGAAGCCACAAAAATTGACAGGTGTGCAAAAGATTCTCGCAAAAGGAGCAAAAAGGCCCGATCCACACGGGCCGGAAGTTGCTAGAATGGCGAAGAAGGGCGCTGCAATTCAAAGACGCAAACGCGCAGCTTCTAAAAAACGTAAAAAACGCAGCGCAAACCGCGCATTGGCTAACATTATTAAAAAAGCGCCTGATTTTGCATTGACCAAGAAGGACTTAGATAGGTTGATTCAATAACTGCGCTACGTTGAATTCCGTCATCGGACAAATATTAAACTATTAAACTAGCGTCTATAGCATCTATATATGGTATGTTAGAGTGTAACGTTTAAACGTAAAAAATCTCGGAGAAAAAAATTTGGAAAAAAATCGCGGGTTTTTTGGCGGGGGTTCTCTTGTCTAAACAACTAATTATTCTATGAAAAGGATCCTTGCGCATGAAAATCACCAAGCAACAACTTAAACAAGTTATTAAAGAAGAGATTGAAGGTCTCTTGGACGAGATTGAGCTTGATGAAAGGCGTAGAGGCAAAATGCCTAAAAAGTTTTCTGTTAAAAGCGGTGATAAATCAAAGTCTGGTGGGTTGACGTCAAAAGGCGTTAAGCGTTATAGAAGAGCCAATCCTGGTTCCAAACTAAAAACGGCCGTCACCAAGAATCCTAAAAAGCTTAAAAAAGGTGGTAAAGCTGCAAAGAGAAGATTATCTTTCTGCAGAAGAATGCGCGGCATGAAAAAGAAATTGACAAGCAAAAAAACTGCAAGAGATCCGGATAGTAGAATTAATAAAGCCTTAAGAAAATGGAATTGTTAAAAAAATGAAATTATTAATTGAAAATTGGCGTAAATATCTAAAAGAAAACGTTTTTTACGTTGATGTAAATACTCTTATTCCATCAGAAGAGGTG